GTTTTAGATTTAAGCCCTGCAAAATAATCCGAGGTAGCTTGATCCTCGAGAGCTTTACGAGCTGCGGCAGACTCGGCCATCGCCTTATCGTCTGCCTCTTGAGCCTCTTTGCGCTTAGCTGCGATCTCCTCGACGGTTTTAATACCTGCCTTAAAGCTGATCTCATCGGCTACTAATTGTGCCGCCTGAGTCTTTTCAATAGAGGCTAGCTCCAAAATCTCAAGCGTACTAATCTGAGTTTTCTTTGAGTAAAAACTTAAGTCGTTTAGGCCGCCTTGCTTAGTGAGAGCATCGTTATATTTAGCGAAAGCCTGAGCCTCGGCCGCATCGGCGGCATTAATAGCCGCTAACTTAGCTGCATCCTTAGCCGCTTGATCTGCTCCTGAGGCGTTAATAGCTTTAATTTTTGCATCTTTAGTAGCCTCGATCTTAGCGAGCTCTGCCATTAAAGTTTCGTTAAGCCCTAGTAACTCGGTCTCAGTAATGCCCTTAAGGCCGTTTAACTTCTCGGCTTGCTTAGCCTTTGTAAGTATCCCAAGTTGCTCGATACGATCTAAAGCCTTTGTACCATCCTCATCCTCAATAGCCATCATGGCCTCAAGGCGTAGGCGTGTCTCTTTATCGTATGTAGCTCTTAAAGCTGCGGCAATAGAGATACGAGTAGTATCAAATTGAGCAGCGGCCTTATTGAGAGATAGCTCGTTTTTCTTAGCTAACTCGGCTTTTTTCTGTAGCGCTAGTAATTCTTTTTGGCGCCTTAGCGCTTCTTTATCTGCCTTAGCCTTTTCAGCGTTAGCCTGTAGGTTTTTAAGATCCTGAGGTACGCCTTGAGGGAAACCGCCTTGCCGGCCTCTAAGTATGTCTACTTGATTACGTAGGTTACCTATCGATAATTTACCAAGCTGATTTTTAACGCCTCTAAATATATTTCCTAAGACACCTGCACCCGGGATATTAGAAAATAAATCGCCTAGATCCTTGGCTAATACGGCTACGTTAGTAATAAGTCCGGATACAGAGTCTGCCGCACCATCGACCTTATCGATGAGCTTATCCATACCGCCGGATGATGTGCTAAGAGCGGATACGAGTGATTGGCCGATCTGCTCGCTTGCTTGCTCGGCTGCGATCTTAAGGCGGTTAAGTGAGCCCTCGTAAGAGTCTGCCGCGTTTTTAGATTGGCCGGCGTATTGCTCAGCGATTAACTTTTCTACCTCGAGATATGACTTACTTGCTAGCTCTGTATTTGTGAGGCCTAGATTTAATTGCTTGAGGCCTTTGTAGTTACCTACATATGCCTGACTTAATATCTTTGTAGCTGAGGCTAAATCCATACCCGTACCCGCACTAACGTCGAGCGCGGTATTGAGCATATTTTGAGCAAAAGTAGTAGAGCCCGTTACCTGAGCTAATTCAATAAATGAGGGTTGTAGCTGATCTCGATTTACACCGGTTACCTTTTCGATACTATCGATGTAACCCTCAGCCTCAGCGGTAGCAAAATTAAAGCCGAGATTACGTAGAGCGGTATCTAAACGCTTGGCCTCGGCGATCTGCTCGCCAAAAGCTGATACGGCTTTTTTGGAGTAGCCCAAAAGAGCAGCGGCACTAAAGGTAACTCCAAGGGTACGGCCTAAGCCCATAACGGTTTTATTAAACTTGCTTATCTGAGTAGTGCCCTTATTAAGAGCTTTACCATTCCACTCAGCTACCGCCGATACGATTAGATTAGGTACACTCGCCATTATGCAGCCAGCCCGTAAGTACTTACGCCATAACGGCCATTATTAAAGTTATTTACCGTATTTTCAATAGCTCTATATACGGCATCTTGAGCCCTGCCCTCGTCCTCTTTCCAAGCGCGATAGATCATACGACCGCGCTCGGCTTGCTTGTCTCCATAGAGAGGGCCTGATCGAGCGATAAAGTGAGCACCCGCATTAGGGTTATTAGATCGGCTATTAGGATCTCCACCCGGGTTTTTACGGCCCGAGGTTTCATAGATAGCACCCGCGGCAGATTTATTAGCTACATAGTAAAGAGCTTGCCATCCGTTGCGGTTTTTCTTACTTGGAGCCTGAGAGTAATAGATCCCTTTTACTACTGTTTGATGATCGTAAAGTGGAAACATACGTAAACGGCCCTCAGTATTGAAAGTCCTAAACATAGAGTTACGTGCGGTAATTTTTGTACCGCGAGTGTTTTCATTCCAATTAAAAAGATTATCGGGTTGAGGAGATGGCGCATATCCGCGAGCTTTGTCACGGATAGGAGTCATCGCCAAGCGCACCTCTTTATTCATCTCTTTAAGCATTTCGGGATCAAGTTTACGGAGAGCCTTAACCGTTTCGCGTACGCCTTTTATTGCGACTGGCATTACGGGCCTCCTCCGCTTGCTCGTTTAACACTTTAATTAACATCTTAAACATCTCGGTATCGAGATCAAGTACCGCTTGAGGCGGGATCTGTAACCTTATCGATAGTTGCGCTATCAAATGTGTTACAGAGTCCCGCCCTAAGCTAAAGGTAGATCGTCTACGACCTCGACCTTGGATAATGTATCTAAAAAGTCACCGCCAAAAACTTTTACATTTTCGCCGCTTGATCTTAAACATTCCCAAGCAAGGTAGTACAAATCTGTCTGCTTTTCATCGTCCCTAAACGCACGGTGAAAACCTTTTTTTGCGTAGAGCTCAAAGGCGTACTCGATCCGTGGAGTAATCTGATGCTCAGTTACTTCACCGGTAGCCCTTGTTATTTTGAGTCGTGCCATTGTGTGCCCCTTTGTTAGTTTGTTATACGGTTGTGTCTACGACGATTGGAGAGTTACAAGTAAATGTAATGCTCTGAGTTGAGATGTCCCCGACCGCGCCGTTAATGTCGGTGGTGTTGTTTACAAGCACCGTAGTCTGATACTCAGGGTTGCTTGCTGAAATTGCTGCGCTTGTCTGCTTAAGCGTGATAGGTACTGTTGTACCCCAAGCAGCTTGCAAAGTCTGTAGGACTTCACCTGTAGCGGTATCGTTTAGAAAATCTAGAGTGATAGTCGATGTCTCTAGTCCCTTAGTGTACTTACGAGCTGAGTCGCCCATCGCCGTAACCTCTAATTCCTCAAAAACTCTCGAGATGCTAGCGCTTGTTACGTGATCTGAGAGATCGACCGAGTTAAGGGTTACGACCACTCCATTACTTAAGAATATGGCCATGGCCTATTCCTCGCTTTCGGTTGTAGGTGTTGGTGTTTCGGTTTTTACTTTTGCTACTTTAACCGGTGCAGGCTCGTCTACGATCTGCCCGATCTTTCGCAAAAACTTTAGATCATCCTCTGTATATGCCATTGTTTACTCCCAGCTACTCAGTATTGATATATTAATATCAACGGTTAATAGGTCTCCACTTTGTACAGATAAAACGCTAGGAGCGCTTACGCTGCCAATATTCATTACGATTGATGAGGCCGCTAGTTTATTAAATACGGCTACTAACATCGTTTCGATACCTTGTAAATTACCCTGATTATCGTAGAGCGGTGTCGTCAAAATAACTTTCAGGTTAGCCATAGGCGAGATCGTTACGTACTCATTGTTATTAGGAGTCAGGTAAGGATCTGCCGGTGCAACAATTACAGAGTTAGCGGTAATAGTTGGAGGCGGGAAACTGTAAGTATTCCAAACGTTTACGTTAGATAACGCCGCAGCTAGTGAGGCGCGTAAAGTAGTAATAGGTGCCGGCATGATTATCCGATAAAACTTAACGGATTTTGATAACCGGCAAGGAGCCCGCGGATTTTGCCGATCATGCTATTACCCATCCTGTAGGGGCTTGGACTAAATCCGTCGATCGATACGCCGCCTGTTTGTGAAACTTGTCGAGCTTGCCAAATATCTACCGCAAGGATCATTGCACATTGACGTACCGCCGGCGTAGATGCGTAGGCCTGAGTCTTTGTATCTGCTCCTATAGCTTGGCCATAAGGTAGGACACGTGAAAAATTTGTATTAGCTGCGACCTTAGTAAATTGGATAAAGCTATAACCTGCCGGCCAATTCCAAGCGTAGTTATTCCAAACGATCGACGGGATTAAATTAGTAGTACCCGCGCTCCATGGCATAGTGCCCGTAATAGTGTAGGTGCCATTAAAGGTTGAGCCGCATCCACTCAAGGTTACGCTCTGTCCTGTAGTAAAAATTGCAGGGTTAGCGATCATTACAGTAGCTACATTATTTTGTAGAGTCGTACCGACTACGGGAGCAGATGCAAACCATAAAAATTGGTTAAGAATATCTTGAGCGGTTTGGCAGACTTCCTCTACAACACTATCCGGGTATAAATCTTGGATACCCAAATTATCGCGTAGCTCTTGCTCTGTTACATAAGTTGCGGCCATGGTCTGCTCCTCTCAAAGTTAAAGGCCGGGAGGGCTCAAAGGGCTAAGAGCCCTCCCGACTACTAGGGTCTATCTCAGGTTAGGTTGTAACGTACGAGGCCCTTAGGCATCTTTACGATTGTCGCCATAAAACCATAGATGGCGATCTGCACCTGTAAATTACTTACGACATTTACGCTCATGTATGCCTGAGGTGAGCGGTATACCGTCATCGCCTCCGGTGCCACGATAAACGCGCTATCGTCGATAGTTGTGCTTACCATTTGGTGATCCACGTATAGATCCAAGCCGAGGACGTTGCCGCGGATTGATGTAGGAGTTGAGAGGCCGCCGCTATTCATAGGAGCTGCCGCGTTGTAAATTGGTCGCCCTGTTGTATCAGTAGCTCCCATTAGGAGGCTCCATTGTGAGGGGCCCGCTACGTAATTCTTAGCAAAGTAGCTCGTATTCTTGTAGATATTAGCTGACTCAGTAGATACGTAAGAGATGATACCGGCGCTCGTAGCTGCTACCGCGGTACCTTGTACGCCACCGGCTACTACGTCTGCGATTACCGCTGCATCTGTAGCTAGTGAGTAAGCACGTTGTAGCTGATTAGTTAGCTCAGCATAGAAATTAGGATCTGAGCGCTCTAGCAATTCTACAGAGAGCGTATTCATACCCGCGTACTTCTTTACTGTACCTGTTAGGTACTCTGTAACCATACCTGTATTTTGTACCGCTCCGGCCTCAGCCTCGACAGTTACTACAGGTGCAACACCATTACCGCCACCGGCCGACGTGACCAAAGACGGGATCGAAATCGTCATACCACTATTGGGCAAGGATCCCTGAGATAGCGCATTAATCATAGGAGTATCAAAGTTAGTATTAGATACAAACTCTGTTAGGTATTGTGTCGGATTAAATGCAGGGTTTGTAGAGAAAGAGTCATCCGCTGCTGTTACGTATAACTTTGATGTGTCATCGCCTAGAGCAGCTTTGATCTTGTGCTCTGTATATGATGCCATTGATGTAATCGGTGTACGGACTCGCTGAGAGTCGAGTACAGATGGACGGATAATCTTACGAGCAGCCTCGACCTTTTCAGCCTCGACCGGTGCATCTACCGGGGTTTCCTCCGGTGTATTTTCAGGGGCTGTAGTCACGGCCTCCTCCATTTCTGTTTCTGTTTCTTTTTCGATCTCTACGATAGTCGTAGAAATAGTCGTGGTTTTTTCTTTTGTGCTAGTTGCAGCCTCGATAGCAGCTCTCGCCGCCATAATCTCCTCAACGCCGGCGCTACTAAAGGCGGCACTCTCGACGAGCGATACCTCTTTGAGGACGGCCGCCGTGACGAGCAGGTAATCACCCATCGGCTTAGAGGCCGTTACATCGACCCCTACGGATAAGCCACTAACTAGGTTTTCCTGAGCGAGTACGAGCGCATCTTGTCCCCGAGTGCTACTCGATAAACGGAAAGATCCGTAAACACCATTGTTAGCCTCGCTAAAGCTGATAGCGCGACCTACCGGCTTATCTTGTTGATGCTGCGATAGTAATTTTATTTTTGTTGCATCCGGGATAGCAATAGAGCCGCGCTCAAAAACTACAGGCCCGGCAGATGTGTAACCGACCTCGCCATATGGTGCAACGAGTCCGGATACGATGCGCCGCTCTGTATCGGCGGCTTGGATTTCTTGGCTAAACGTTAGTAGCACTTGCATCTCCTAGCGGTGTTAGTTGCTCCATTGATCGAGCTTGGTTTACATCGATTAAATCTAGGTTGAGCATTTTTTCGATTATGTCTAAACGATCTTTAGCATCTGCACGTAAAAACGTATCATCAACGGCAAAACGTACTTGATTGGATGAGTTTGTTATGTCGTTCATTGATAAACGATCCTCAATAGCAGATATGTAAGGTTGCAACGAGTACGCTACAAACTCCTTACGACCGTCTAAAATATTTTGATACGTCATTGAGTTATTCATATCGGCAGAGATGTAATACGCCGGTACGTTCATAGAGCGCGCGATTTCAGTAGCGAGGTATTGTGAAAAATCTACGTAGCCCATGTCCTTAGGTGAAAAGCCAATATTTTCTACGCTGAGAGTCGAGGTCAAATATGCCGTACTACGATTTTGTCTAGCGGCTTTCCATCCTGCGAGGATGCCTTGGATTTGTGCCTCCGGTAAATCTGCACCGTTATTTTTTAATACTGTAGTCGCCATCGGTGTAGCAGCGCTAACCGCTGCGGCTTTTTGTACATCATATGCAGCTCTAATAGTTGTAGATGCACTTTGTAATACACCAGGTAGTAACGATTGGAAAGTTACAAGCGATCCAATACCGGCCATAGGTACTAGATCACCATCGACAACTATTA